CAAGGACGCCGAGATCGCGCGGCTGCGCGAGCGCGTCAGTGAACTCGAAACCGAACTGGACAACTGGAAAGAGGACGAGCGCTACCGCTGACGGCGTCGTTCGGGGTGACGCTCCATCTCGGCTAACAAGAGCCACAGTACGGCGTTGGAGAGGTCGCCAAATCCTGTCATTTTGGCCATCACCTTGCGCAGCTCGGCAACATCTCCCTGGTAGGTGCCGTCGGCGTGCAGGACTATTTTTTCGTCGCTGCCGCCGAAGCTGATGGTCATCGGGAATGCACTGGGAGGCTTGATGACAGCGAAGTCGCCCTTCAATTTCAGCATTTCCGCAGTGTTTCGCAAAATTGGCGGCTCTCTCTTGAGGTCGATCATTGCTCATACTTTCACTTACGCGGCCGCCCGGTGAACGACCGGCCGCCGGCGATCGAAATGCTTGCACCAGCCCCGCGGCGCGATTTTGCCGGCGACGATCTCGCAGGTGGTCGAGTTCACGTAGTGGCTGCAGATCGAGCAGTGCTCCTCGTCGGTGCCGCGGTCGGTGTACTCGGCGGTCTCCTTCGCCTCTTTCTTCTTGGCCATCTATTTCCCCGTCGTCGCCGCCTTGACCGCCCACATGGCCGCGTCCTCGTAGTGCGTCATGGCCAAGGCCTTGAGCCGCGCGACCTCGCTGTCGCCTTGCGTGATCGTCGGCACGCCGCTCTGCGGCTCGCCGATGCCGCTGCACAGATCGATCAGCTCTGCGGTCTTTGCCTTTATCCGGTCCACCAGATTGTCGTGGCTCGGGTTGAAGCTCGCGCGCACGCGCTTCTGGCCGAGCGTTTGCTCCGTCATCGTTCGCTCCTTTATCCGGGGGTATCCCCGACCGAGAAGGTCGGCACCAGTGCGTTGATCGACATCGGCAGCGGCAATTTCTGCTGCACCGCGATCATGCCCGGCGCCGCCTCGTTGCCTTGCCAGTTCTGCCAGTCGTCATCGAGCGGCACGAACCTATCGCCCGTGAACAGCGGCATCGCGGCTTGCGGCACGTTGATGTTGGCCATGTCCGGCACGTCGACGAGGTTCTTCCACGGCACCTCCTGCTGGAAATCGAGCGCCGACGCCACCGGCTGGTTGGCGCCGACCTGGATGCCGCGGGTCTGCTCCATGCGCACGGTGAGTCCGCTGATGCGCTTGCGTTTGCCCTGGATCGAGCCCTGGCTCTGCTCCTCGATGTGGAGCGCCTGCAGTTGCGCCGTGAACGGCAGCCCGACGCGCACCGCGGAGGCGGGCTTGCCCAGCGTGATCGCACCCTTGACCACCGTGACCGGATCGATCACCTCGCCGTCGGCAATGCCGGTCACCGTCATGCCCTCGAGGTGGTCGAGGCCGGCGATCGCCGTCACCGGCGTGGTGATCGACCAGTCGCCGGACGCCGCCGGCACCGGCAATCTGTTGGGATCGCCGGCGATGGTCTTGACGATCGGCACGGTGATCGCCGCGGCCACTTGCGTTGCGGACACGACGCTCGTCACCGTCGCCTGGCCGCCGCCGATGCGCACGACGTCGCCGGGCGCCGCCGCGGCGAACACGGCGGCGGTCGCCGTCAAGGTCACGTTCTGGTCGATGATCGGCCTAAAGCGGGCGCCGTGACCGTAGGTGTCGGCGATGCGGATCTCCGTCGCCGGGGAATAATTGCGGCCCGGATTGGTGATCTTGAATCCTTTGATCTCGCCCTCATGCACCCTCAAGGTCATGGCGAAACCCGAGCCGGTTCCCTGCGGGTCGAAGGCGAACGCCGTGGGCGCGTGGTAGCGCTCGCCGCCGTTGGCCAGGAAGCCGCCGCTGATGGTGCCGGGGCCGTCCGCGGCGCTCGCCGACAGCGCGGCGTCGGGCTTGGTCTGCGCCAGCTCGAGGCCGCAATCGACGCACCAGGTCTCCTCGGGGTTGTTCCAGATGTGGTTGTCCATGCGCTCGATGTAGTAGGCCCAGCCCTTGCCGGGGACGTAGCGCTGCACCACGAAGTAGGGCGCGTCGACCGGCGGCTCGGTGGAGACCGAGGTGCGCATGAAGAGCCCGTTGGTGTCGTGGCGCGCCCAGCCGGCGAGCTGGATGCCTGCGGCGCCGAACGGCTGCTGCTCCTTCTGATAGGTCAGGCTCAACAGCTTGCCGTCGTTGCGCACCGCCCACACCGTCAGCCACGGCAATTTGGCCCAGGCCCACGAGTTGAGCTGATAGCCCTCGAACAGATGGTTGGACGGGATCGACAGGTCGGTGCCGGAATAGACGTTGACAAAAAAATTGAATTGCAAATCCCTCACCGTGAAACCCAACTCCTGAACAAACAAAACATTGTAGTAGACGCGGATCGGCGGCACCGTCGGCGAGAAGCCGTTGGCTTCCTGCGGGGCCGCGGCTTCCGAGTTCGGCGTCAGCGGGCCGCCGCTGTAGCCCGAAATCTGCCAGACGTCGAGGCCGGTGCAAGCTAAAAGTGTCGAGCCGACGCTGACGGAGCCGCCGCCGCCCGGCACCAGCCACTGGATGGTGTTGACCTGCTGGCCCCACGGGGTCATCACGATGGCGTCGGAATCGATCGGCGGTGTCGCCGCGTCCATGTTCTGGTAGTTGTCGGTCTGGGTGAAGAACAGCGTGTCGGGCCGGTTCAAGGTCGCCGCATAGACGCGCCGCGACTGGAAATAGCCGCACACGCCCGGATAGGTGCCGGTCTGCGGCCCGACCTGCAATGTGCCGGCGGCGCCCGAGCCGTCGCCGGTGACCACGAGCTGGTCGCCGTCCTGGTAGCCCTGGCCGCCGTTCTGGACGATGTAGCCGGTCACGCCGCCGCCCTGGATGGCGCCGCTGACCGTAAGAGTCGCCACCGCTCCCGAGCCGGTCCCCGCAGGGTCCGTGAACACCACGGTGTCGCCCATGGCGTAGCCCGTGCCGCCGTCGACGATGGTGACGCCGTTGATGGCGCCGTTGCCGACGATCGCCGGCTGCAGGACCGCCCCCGAGCCGGTCGCGCTGACGACCTGCGCCGTCGTATCTGCGCTGTAGCCCGAGCCCGACGCCGTCAGGTTGATGCCGTTGACGATGCCGCCCGGCACCGTGGTCGGGATCGGCGCGTCGACCACCGGCAGGATCACCGCCCCGGTGCCGGTCGAGGTCGCGATGGTGACGAACGTGTTGCCCTGCGTGTAGCCGGAGCCGGGCGCGGTCGGCTGCACGAACTGGATCTGCCCCCGCGCGAACGGGTTGTTGTGCAGCGGCGGCGTCACCGTCATGTCGGCGACGATGTTGCTGTCCACAAATTGCGTCCCAAAACTCGTGCCAATGTAACCGAAGGACGAGCCGATCGGCACCGGCGTGCCGGGGATGCTGTTTCCCGGCCCCGCGTTCCAGACCGACGGCGGCGCCTTGTAGACGTTGTAGGAGATGGCGCCGTTGACCGCGGTCCAGGTGATGATCTCCGAGCCCGCGGTGAGGTCGATGTCGACCGAGACCTGGCTGATCGGCGCGATCGGGGTGAAGGCGTAGGGCGAGGCCACCGATTCCTCGCCCTGGGCATCGACGGCGGTCACGCAATAGCCGTAGGCCGCCGCCGGCACGAAGCCCTGGTTGGTGGTGTCGGCGTCCGGCACCACGGTCGTCGGCACCACGTGGCAGGCCGCAGGTGCCGCGATCTTGGCGCCGAAATCGGTGACCTGGTAGACCCAGTCGGTGATGCCGTGGCGCGACAGGTCGGCCGCCGGATACTCGGTGCCGTCCTCCTGGTTGACGCAGGTCAAGGTCAGCACGTCGGCCGACTGCGTGAATTTCAGATAAGGCAAATCTTTCAACAAATACGGCGCGTCGTGGGTCTCGTAGACCCGCGCCTGCGAACCGCCGCCGGCATAGACGCCGAATGAGGTAGCGTCGATGGGATCGCCGAAGGTGTCGGCGAGCGAGAGCGTGTCGCCGGCCGCGGTGACCAGGAAGCTCCGGGAATTGACGTCGGTCATGCCGGCAAAGCCGGACGCGAACACCTCGTCGCCGACGGCGTAATTGTTGCCCGGAGCGGTGATCGTCAGCGGGTTGGTATTTGTTGCGGCGGTGGCGGCAATCGGGTTCTCGGTGACGTAGGCGCCGTCGAAGATGACGCGCATGTAGGGCGCGCTGCTGCCCGCGATCGTAACGGTGCCGATGTCGTTGGCCGTGGGTCCCGGCAGGACAACAGGGCTGCCGTCCACATTGGCGATACTCGCCAAGAAGGGGATGCTGGTCGTCTCAATCGACGTGATAACGAATTGCCGGCCATCGATGCCGGCCGTGCCGCCGAAGCCGCTGGGCGTGACGATCTGACCGACACTGAGATTGAGCGGGGCGTTGATGGAAGCGGTGGGATTGCCGAAGGCGTAGCCGAGACTTCCATCCGGCTGGGTTACCGAGAAGAACTCTATTGGTAATGTTAATGGACGCGCGCCGAACTCCAGCTCGTAGCTCTGGAAGATGTTGAACTGGAAATGGACGAGGATGCACGGCAAGGTGCCGGGGCCGGCCGGCGTCGGCGAGTGTCCGGCGAACCGGGTGCCGGCGCGCGAGGACGCCGGGCCGCGATGCGACACGAAGCAGTTGCGCATCACCGAGCAGCCGGCCTGCAGCGCCGCCGTGTCGATGCGGCCCCAGATCGAAGGCGACAGCTCGCCGCTCGTGAAGCCCGACTTGAGCAGTGTGACGGTCACGGCGCGGCCACCGGGCTCAATACGAGACGCCGTTCGGCATCGCGATCGGCGCCCAGGCCGCGAAGAACGGCCCCGGCCCGAAGCGGTCGCCGAACCAGCCGCCGGCGCCGCGCGCGTCCATCCAGTCGACCGGGATGTCGGACGAGGTGATGCCCTCGTTGCCGTCCCACTGCCGCGCCGAGTTGATCAGCCCCACCGCGAGCTGCACGCGCAGCCCCATCAGCGTCTTGTCGCCGGTGATCGGCAGCGCGAACCAGGCCGCCAAGGTGCCGACCACGGCATTGCGCAACGACGCGCCCCACAGGTCGATGTTGTCGATGCGGCCGGTGTAGACCGCCTCGGCGTGCCTGGCGTTGGTGAGGACGACCTTGATCTCGTTGTCCTCGTGGTCGAGGTCGATGGCCGGCACGAACGGCAGCGCCGTCGAGACCCGCGTGTTCCGCTCGACGCCGACATTGGTCATGATCACGGTGCCGCCGGGGATCTCGCGGCCGGCGGTCGGGATCACGAAGCGGATCTGCAGGCAGTCGTGGGGATAGGCGTACTCGTAGCGCCACGGGATCGGCGGCCGCGGCATCCGCTCGCCGTCGGGATTCTCGGGCGTGCCGTGCGCGGCTTTCAGCAGGTGGAGCTTCTTCTGCCGGCGCGCGCTGTTCCAGTGCGCGGCCTGGAACACCGCCTCGACCTGCATCTGGTAATTGCGCGCGGCGACCTGCGCCGCAATGTTGTTGGCCGGCGCCGGCGGATCGAGCGAGACGATGCTCGTGCGCGCGGCTATTTGGTCGAGAGCTAAATTACATAAATCGACTGCGGTCGTCATGCGGTCCTGCTTCTCAGCGCCACGGTATCCATGGGCGCAGGACCATGCCCGACCTCGACGGCGTTCCGCGCGTGTGGAACGCCTGGTGGTGCGCCGGGCAGTAGGACGAGCCGTCGATCGCCGTCGCGCCGCAGAACACCGCCAGGCCGTCGGCGCCGCGCTCGGCCACCACGGCGCGGCAGTGGTGATTCTGCAGCTCCACGAGCGGCACCGGCTTGCCGGCAGGCTGCGGCGGTTTCGGCGCGGCGGGCCGCGGCCGCGGCCTGTGCTTCTTCACCCGCTCCTTGAAAAAGCCCCACGGCGCCCTCGGTCTTGGTGTGACCATGGGCTTCGCTTTCAGTCCCAAACGATCCATCCGTCCGCTCACGGCATTGCGCGAGTAGCGCGTTCCCAATTTGGCGTTGATGACGGCGGCGGTCTGCGAGCGCGACAGGCCCGCGGCGTTGCAGTCGGCGAGCGCCGCGTCTGCCTTTGCGGTCCACATCTGCGAATTTGGAGG